AGTCGTATTAGTAGTGTTTCTTTTTAGTTTTATTGTTTGATCAGCCATTAGCTATATGTACCTCCATCAATATCTTGCATTACGAAAGCCGAGCCATTTGATACAGGTATTTGTCCCGAAGAACCAACTGAAGTTAATCCAGTACCCCCTTTATTTACTGCTATTGCAGTTGCTGACCAAGTACCTGTAGTAATCTCTCCAACTGCAGTTAGATTAGTTAAACTATCAATCGCTGTTTCAAAAGTTGATTCTGTTGTAGAATCTATACCATCAATATTTGTTAAAGTAAGTGTACCACTAGAATCACTGAATGGATATGAATCACCTATTTTTAAACCATTTGCACCACCTACGGTTTCAATATTTGCCATTAGTGTAGATTGAGTACCTGAAAAAGTACTACTACTATCTGTTGCTGCATGAAGCATTGCAAACTTACCACTTGAATCGTCCCAACCCATAAATGCAATTTTTGCACCACCAGAGTTGTATTTCATTTTAATACCACGATCAAGATTATCGTCTGAGCTAGACTCGCCTATTTCAAATACTGGATCTTTTATAGAAACCGTAGTTGAGTTTACCGTAGTGGTAGTACCAGCAACTGTTAAATCACCAGTAACTGTTAAATTATCATTAATAGTAGTTTCAGAGGTTGTGTGACCAATCGATATTGGAACACCAGAGGTTGCTGTACCGATAGCAATACCACCTGTAGTATCAGTAGTGTCAATATCAATATCATCAGTTGCATCAATATCAAAAGTAGTAGCATTTATATCTACTGCCCCATCTACTGTAAGTGATCCATCAATATCTGTATTATCTAAATTTGTAACCCCATCTATATCTATGTTTCCAGATACATCTAATGTTGCTGCAGCTAATTCTCCAGTAAGAGTAACATTTCTAAAACCAGTTACATCTTTATTTGAATCTACTACTACAGCTTTACTTGCAACAACAGTTCCTGTTGTACTACCATCAAGTAAATTAATTTCTGCCGCTGTAGAAGTTACACCATCTAATATATTTAGCTCTGCTGCTGTTGAGGTTACTAATGTATCTGATCCCGATGTACCTAAATATAATGCCGCTGTTCTTAACTCTGAAGTCGATTTATTTGCGTCTACAATTAATACCGAACTTGCTGTAGTTGTACCATGAGCATGATCCATTAAACCTGTAAAGTAATTACCGCCAATTACTGTTACAGCATTTGAATTTGCAGGATCTCCAATAAATAGCCTTTGTCCCATGTTGCCCTGTGTACCAGCGCCACCTGAAAATGCTAACTCTCCCGCATTTAACGAACTGGGTGCGGTAGTACCAGTCGTTCTTTTAATTTTAATTATATTTGTTGCCATTTATTTATCCTAAAATGATCCACCATCGAGGGTGAAGCTTGTCGGAGATGAACCTCCTGCGGAAGCAATAGTGTGCCATTCAAATCCGCCACTTACTTGTCTGTATACAAATAATTCCTCTGAAGATGTATTATACCAAAGGTCTCCCTCTGCTAAATTATCTCCTGAAGGTGTTGATGCTTGTCTAAAAAATTGATCCGCTAAGTCTGATAGCGCATCTTGTACGTTTCCACCAGGAAGACTTCCTGTTTGAGTATATACTATGTCTCCTGCAGAGCCTGCTTGTAAAGTTAAATCACTAGTAGTGGTAATAGTAATAGGATTATCACTTTGATTTAAAGTAACTGTATTATCCGTCTCGTTTACCGTAACGTATATAGGATCTTCAGTAATAGTTACTGTAATAGCCATTATCGAGTTACCTCAGGATTTACAGTAATCTGACCCTCCAATATTCTTGTTACAGTTCCTGCACTATTAGTTATTTCCATGTCATAAACATATATGCCTTCTTCGATATTAGCTGTAGTGCTATTCGTCATTTGCATAGTTATCTCACCTGCAGTAGCGTCACTAATCGTACACGTAAAGGTGCCCGCCACGGTACTTGAGTCGTGGGTGGATCGCATTTTGGACGCAACCGTGTAGTTCGTTAAATTCATTGCTGAATTGTTTTCCTTCAAGGTTAGAATACGGTTAAACGTCGCTCCTTGCTCTAAAATGAAATTGTAAGTTCCTGCTGCCATAATATATTATTCTCCATTTATAACATTATACCAAAAAGTAAGGTAGTTGTCAAGAAATATTTTCTGTAGGGGTTAGGTATAACTTAAGACTTCGGGTACTTGTCTTTTATAGACTTTCTATGTAAATAGAATTTTGAAGTTTTAGCTGTATCACCTAACTTGCCATCGTTTATATCATGCCACAGTATATCTAGTTGATCATGCATAGTAAAATATCCTAGCATTCTTTTTTCAGCATAGTTGTTTGAATTTTTATTACCCTGTAATGTTATCATATAAGTATCCGTCCTCAGCCTCTATTGTAAAAATTTGACTTTCATATCCTAGTTTCCAGAACTTAATTCCATAAGCTCCGGCGTGAATTGCTTTAAATCTGCAAGTTCCGTCTGAATCTGCCGTTCCTGAAGAAACATTATCTATATAAATAGTAGTTCCTTGAGGTATGTTAGAAAAATCACAATAATCAGTATCGTTTGCACTTATTACTGTTTTAGTTACAGATATACTAAATTTACTTAAATCTGCAAAGGTTCCTGTTACTCCATCTCCTCCAATTACGACATATTTTCCACCAATACTATCTTCATCAGGACAGTTTGCTATTGCTCGTCCTGAGACACTGTAATCTTCCCATTCAGACGCAACATATTCTCGACCCCAGTGTGCCGCTTTAATTTCTTTTGTTGTTGTGTCATATTCGACTATCATTTTATTCTCCGTTATATATTGTAGTATACGTTTTTTGTGTATACTTTTTTAAATTTTCTACTGCTACATCTGTATTGGAAAAATTTTTTTCATCAATCCAATATCGAGATGTATTTAAATTATTGTTTAATACTTGTAAAACTACTCCCGAAATATTTGGTTTTAAGTTATCAGGTATATTTTCATTTTGAATCCACCCACAAAAAAATTCTCTACAACCTTGAGGAAATTGTTCTGTATCAAAAAGACTACAACCAGGTTGAGTACAGTGTTTACAAAAAACTCCTGTCGGAGATACACCTATATTATCGCCATGTATAGGAAATATTCTACAACACTCACTACAATCTCCACACTTTCTTGAAAATCTACTCATCTTAGTGTTAGATATAGTAAAGCATAAAAACACCTATAAGTTACATCAGCACTAGCATTATTAGTACTAGAACTGTATAGTGCATTTCTTCCTACAGTAAAACTTATAACACCATTATTTGCAAAATAGTAAGGGTGTATTTGTACTCTATACCCGTGATATGAAAACCTTTTATCTTGAGTATTACTGCTTCTTACTTTTAACCAGCTAACGTTCCATTGAGTAGCCGGGCTATTACCTGTTACTGCACCTACAGAAGTTAGTAGATAAGGACATCTATCTACACTTCCATCATTAAAAAGAGATCTAGGAAATAATATATTGTTTGCCTGTGTTCTCCAATTTCCTGAGGGTATTGTAACATCTATGTAACCTCTTTGAGCTACATTCATACACTCTGCATTTAAAGATGTTAAACCACTACCCACACTACCTGGTAGTGTTGAAGTAAATGATAAATTATCATAGTTATCTGCTGCAGTAACATCTGTTCCTGGTTTAGATACATATAATCCATAACCGTATGTTTGATGTTTTCCTAATAAAATTCTATTTGCCATTAGTTTCCCTGTTCTTTAAAGACTAAACACTGAACACATATATCTCTGCCAGCATCTGTTTCACCTGCTTGTAATCTAGTTACTGTAATTAAACCTGTTTGAGTACTTCCTGATCCACTATAAGTTACTACTGTTTTAAAAGATACATCATCTCCATTTCCTGCTGTATTACTTACACTACCTAAATTTCCCCATCTCGCTGTTGTTCTTACTGTTCCAGAAGATTCAGAAATACAACTTATATCAGATGCAGTAGCTGAAGCACTATGAGGCCAAGATAAACTAGTTTGTACAAAGCAACGCCTACCAAAAGTATTAAAAGTTATAGTATTTGAAGGAGAACTAGCCGTACATGTTACTTCTTTCCAAAGTAATAGTTGTGCATGTGTAGATATACTATTTGAGGTAGAATCAAATAAAAAATAATCATTATCTGCTGATGCAACATTAACACCGTCTCTTGACACAAAAAGACCATATCCATGTGTTGGGTGCTTACCTAGTAATATTCTATTATCACTCATTCTGTTACCGCCGGAATTCTATATACAAATACTTTAAAATATCTGGTTGAAGTTACTTGACCGTTTGATCCATATGGGGGTCCGTCACCACCGATGTTATCAGAAGGAAAAAGTAAAGTGCCTGCAGTATTATAATATTCTCCTGAATAATAGTGAGTACCATCTATCCAACTTCCAATTTCTATTTGACTATTAGTAACTTTACAATACCAGTGAGTAAATGCTGAACTACTTTTACCACCAGCCATAGCATGTCCTCCTGATCCAGAAGGAGCACTACCACCCCCAACACTTTTACTACAATTAAATCTTTGTCCTAACATCTCATTTCCATCGTATTCTGCCCAGCTTACAAAAGGAACATAAGCTAATCCACTGATAGCCGATGTTCCAGAGGTAGAGCCAGATGATATAGTTATTGAGTGTATTGAATGAAGGGCACCTGAACCCCCTAATGTAATTATACTGCCTACGCCTCCTGCATCTGAAGTACCTTCAGGATTATCACTTTTAAAAATCAAGTCTTGACCAGAAGCAGTAGTAACATCTTTACCGGGTTTAGAAATATATAAACCATATGTAGAACCTTTCTTACCTAATAAAACTCTATTTGCCATACCTAATCCTGTATTAAAATTCTATTATTTCCACCATCTAAAACTATTTTGCTTTCTCCACCTACTGTAATAGAAGATGCTGCATTTATTCTATCTCCATTTACTGATCCAGATACAACCATGTCTCCATCAACCATAGCTGTTACAGCACTCCAAGAACTACTAGCATATTTATATGAATTTACTGCTCCACCGTGTCTCATTAGCACAGTATCATGATCTATTGGATTTCTTCCTGCTATAGCACTAAATTCCGCATTACTAGGTGCATTTGTATCACCAGCATTATCTATAATAAAGAATGAAGGTTGAGTAGCATTACTACCTGCTGGACCTGTTGGACCTGTTGGTCCTGTTGGGCCTGTTGGACCTGTTGGACCTGGTGAACCATCTGAACCATCTGAACCATCTGAACCTGATGGACCGGTTGGACCGGTTGGACCTGCTAATGAAAAGTTACCCGCTAGTGATAAAGCTCCTGAACTTGCAGTATATTTTAAATGGTTTGTTCCATCTCCTAAAAAGAAGTTACCTGTGGTGTCCATATAGAAACCATTTGTATTGTCTGACATACTATCTTTGTTTGGAGTTTTAAATACCCCTGTTCCACCAGTCGCACCAAGTGTCATAGCACTTGATACACTTAAATTATTTGTAAAGTTTGTGTTTGCAGTTATTTTATCTGCACTTAATGTACCATCTACAATTACACTTCCATCAAAAACATTAAGAATGACATCAGTAAAGTCAGCTGCATCTGCTTCAGAAGCTGTACCAGTAGCTGAAGCAGTATATACTCTTGTTCCTTTTTTCCCAACACTTTTATCTACTAATGTAACTCTATCATTTGGTCTTATAGTATTATCTGCAGCTGATGCAATTACTAAAGCTGCTACTTCATTTGCAAGAGAATCACTAAGTGCTGATGCTTCATCACACCAAGCAGTTACATCTGCAGCACTTAAACCAGAAGTATTAGCTTCTTCATATTCAAATACACCACCATCACGAACACCTGTTGGACCTGCTGGTCCTGTTGGGCCCGTTGGTCCTGTTCCACCATCGGCTCCTTCATCTGTTCTAGTAATTGTTACTTTTGAAGTGTAAGTATTAGAGGCACCTGCATCTCTTTCAGCTGTTGTAGAAGTTACAGTACCTGTTATAGTTACTGCAGTATTAGTACCCATATTTGCTTTCGATAATACTCTAGTATCTCCTGAACCTGTTAGTGTAACACTTGGACTAGTAGTAAAGTTAACTGCTGCCGATAAATTATGTCTCTGTGCAGTAATAGTTATATCATTAGGGCTCTGAATAGTACCAGAGCTGTTTGCTTGAAAAGTTAAAGCGTCTGCTTGTAGTATTACATCATATAAACTACTTGGTATTACAGTTGTTGCATTTGCAGACCCATGAAAAGCACCAAAGAATACTTTTTGCTTTCCTCTTCTATATACGGTCTTTTTATGTCTTATCCAGTAATAACGAGTAGCTCCATCTGCTCCAACATTATGTTGGAATGTTGTTGCTGTACCATCTGTTGTAAATAGTAAACTTGCCGTTGTAGGAACATTAGCAAGATCTCCTATATTACTTGTATGAACCCAAATCTCAGTTTGACTAGTTGCCACCTGTCCACTTGCATTTGACCAACTTAAATTGATTGATCCTACTGCTCCAGCTGTTGCAGATAAACCACTTGGTGTTCCTGGTACTGCTTCAATAGGCGCTCTAGTATCATCATTTAAAATACTAGGTAATCTAGGAGTAGAAATACTATAGTAACTATCATCATATTCTTCTGCTGATATTGTAGCTGTACAATCTACAGCATAGTTAATATTTTTAATTCTAAAAAGCTTTCCTGCAAAACCGAATTTATCATGAGTTATTTTTATAGTACTTCCAGCTGTTAACAATGCCGCTTTTGGTCCCATTCTAAAGTTAATGCTCATTCCAAAACGAGACCTTCTTAAAAAATTCTCTACATTCATACGAGCATTATAGTAATTAATTACTGAAGGTTGTGTTAAACTTCCTTGTTTTACCACCATCTTATCAGATTTCAACATATTCGCATCATAAAAACTAACCGATTTACCCTTCCATTGAACGCTAGGCATTTCTATTTGTGAGTTTACAGTATTATATGCTTTTTGTACGCCTGCATCTTTTAATGATATATTTCCTATAATATCATCTTCTGTAATATATCTAACATTTAATTCTGATCCTTTTGTATATCCAGTATCACTAGAATCTGCTATATCTGAAGTTATTGTATCTGTTGTTGTTGCTATTTTTAAAACATACTTGCCAGACTCATAACTTAACATACCATTCATTTGTTGTAAAAATCCTGATACAGTATCTAAAATAGATGCTGAAGTATCTACTGTTCCACAAGTTTGATGTCTAGTAACCCATCTTTGATGGTGTTGTTCCCAACCTAAATATCTCCAATACTTACAAAAAGACATATCATATAAACTGTGAGTAACTGGATTTACATAAACACTGCCACCGCCTATTGTTTTTGTAACATTTATAGCTGTAGCTGATATAGATGTGGATTTGCTATTTGTGCTTCCTGTTTGTGATATTTTATAAATAGGAAAAGATGTTAATTTACTACTGTATCCTGTTCCACCGCTGCTTCCTGTTGGTTTAGTAGTTTTTGTACCTGCAGATGTTACTCTGTAATAACCTTCATCTGTTGATATAATATCACCCACTTCATATGCATGGCTATTTTTCATAAATTCTTTTACAAAACTACCAAAGCATTCTTCCATTATAACAGAAGTAGCACTACTAACAGTCGCTTGGACTCGACCCATAGTTAAAATTGTACCGCTAGTAGTGCCGTCTGATGTCAGAACATATCTATCTCCCGCAGTAGCACTTGCTGACTGTATTGATAGAGTTTGAGTTCCTCTGGTATCGCAGACTCTTCCTGCGTGTAACCAATCTGATTTTGATAAATCGTTGTCTGTATCTAAACCTTTACCATAAGTTTTGGAAGACATGAAATCCATTAATTGCATAGCAGGGTTAATAGATACCCTCATATCCCTTCTTGAAAATATTTTATATGTATAAGTTACACCGCTTCTTTCTTTTGGAGCATCTCCACCGTCCCAAGGCTCTGTTATTGTAGCTACCTTATTTGTACCCTCATAGTCTTCAATTAAACGAGTTTGTCTAGTAACTTCCCCAGCTGAATCTACTGCTGTTAATTCTATCTCTAACCCGTTATAAGCATCATTAGTACTACTAGCACCAGAGGCTAATTTTATCTGATTTCTTGTAATAATTGTTTGAGTTTGTTCTGTGCTTGCATTTACACCTGTTGTTCCTGCAGGGGCAGTAAGTACAAAAGGATCACTCCCTGTTCCACCAGTTATAGTTACAACTACATTATCATATATACTCATATCTATATCTTCTAACTGACCATCAGTAAAGCCTAAGTTTGTCATGTCATCAGCATACTTATATTGTAATTGATTACCCAGCCAAACTTGTGTCAATGTAGTATTGGGTACAGTCCATGTTGCAGGACTATTAGCAGGTGCTGTTGTTGATGTTGTTGTTGTAGATAGTAAAGTATCTACTGTTCCTGTATGTGCTGTCCAATCTGCTGTATTCATATGCCACTCTTGGTTAGAGGCATTTTTCATATAAAAGTTTTTAATTGCAGGAATACCATCAGTATAGTTTAAGTCTGGTGCATCACTAAATCTATATCTATACTCTACAACGCCATCAGGGCCAACCATTGACCACTTATCTATAATAAATACATCTGCGTTTAAAACTGCATCACCTGAAGTATTATATAGCGTAACACTATCTCCAACTTTAAAATTAGCATGTGATTCAGAACTATATACATTTGGTACGTGCTGATAACTATAGTCATAATTATGGCATCTTATTAGTTTACCTCTAACAACATATTCAAATTCTGGAATATCTGTTGCATCTTGAGCAATTTCAACATTATTTACTACATAAGCTGTATCAAGAAGTCTATGATTTGGACTCCAGTATAATTGTTCATCTTGATCGTAGTAATCTGCTTGTCTTTTAAATTTAGGATTAACAGCTATTTCTACTAAAGTGTCGTCAGCAAGTTGATCTTCTTTTCCTGAATGAAAAGTCATGTGTATAGAATTAGGAGTAGTAAACTTTATACTTTCTCCATCTATAACACCTGTAGCATCATCTACAGTTGTAAGTGCTAACCCTGATCTGTTTGTAGTATAATATTGATTTACAGCATTATAGACCTCTCTTGGACCATATTGTGCCATTGAACCATCAGTTGGAGAACCAATATCTCCTACCATATCTTCTGTAATAGCAGTAAAGTTTTGGGTATTACTACCTGGAGTAGATATTTTAGCTCCTCCTAGTGTTTGTCCTAAATCTGCTCTTCCTCTACAAACAACTTGAGCCTCATCTTTTGCTGCTCCACTTGTAACATCTCTATCGTCTGAATCTTCCTTGTTAAAACATATGCTAGGTTGACCATCTATATAAACATCATAAATTCCACCAATCTCACCTTCGCAAAGCATATCAGCTATATAAATATTATTTGAGTCATTACTCTTTGTATCTACAAATACTGGTCTACCTTTTATCTTATCAACTCCATATACCACAGGTATATATTTTGCACTAAGTGAGAAATTTAAATCTACATCTCTATCAGTTATCTCTGTTTCCATATACTGTTTAACTTTAGTTGATAAACCAAAAAACTTTTTCTTTACTTTATACCTTACTACTTCTTCAGAGTGTTTATAAGTTGCTAAGATATTGATAGTATCTTGAGCATGGGCAAAACCTAAATCTGCTGCATATGAGGCTTTTTTTACCACATGTGGTTGTGGTCTTCCAAGATTATCTAAAGCTCTGTGTATGGAGTCATCTGTTAATCTTCCATTTACTTGTATAAAATCACCCCAATGACTTGTAATATGCCACTTTACTCTTAAACTTTGATTAGGGCTATCTACTATATCTGCTTTACTAATTAAACCTTTAAATATTAAATGAGGTGCTCCAATAATGGAGTTATCGTCTGGGTCTAAAAATGCTTTATATACAGTTACCTCTCTATTATGATATGATTTTAAATTATTTTGATTATCTATCTCAACAAGAGGTCCTTTTAATTCATCACTATCTATCTTAATTGTTATTGAAGTACCAGAACTTTGGTCTGTTATAGTACTATTTTGAAAAAGGTCTGTGTCACTTAACCCAAAAAATCCTGCAGTATTAGGTTTTAAAACTTTA